TTGCCAACCGTCTGCAGTCGGGCATCTTCCCGCCGCAGCGCAAGTGGTGCCGGCTGGAGCCTGGAAGCGACATCCCTGCAGACCGCCGCACCGAGGCGCAGTCTGTGCTGGATCTGTACAACGAGAAGATGTTTGCGGTGCTGAAGCAGTCGAACTTCGACATCGCTATGGGCGAGTTCCTGCTGGATCTGTCTGTTGGCACTGCCATCATGCTGGTGCAGCCTGGGGATGCCGTCAGCCCGATCAACTTCATCCCTGTGCCGCAGTACCTCGTGTCTTTCGAGGAGGGTGCGAACGGGCAGGTCGATAACGTCTATCGTCGGATGCGCGTCAAGGGTGAGAGCATCCAGATGCAGTGGAAGGATGCCGACATCCCTGCCGAGCTTGCCAAGCAGATCGAAGACAAGCCGACAGAGGATGTGGATCTGATCGAGGCTACGGTCTACGACTACACCCGTGGCGACTACTGCTACCACGTTATCCACGAGAAGTCGAAGTCTGAACTGGTCTACCGTCGCAACAAGACGAGCCCGTGGGTGGTCAGCCGCTACATGAAGGTGGCTGGTGAAATCTACGGGCGTGGTCCGGTGCTGACGGCGCTGCCTGACATCAAGACGCTGAACAAGACGCTTGAGTTGCTGCTGAAGAACGCATCCTTGGCCATCACGGGTGTATATACAGCGGCAGACGATGGCGTTCTGAACCCGGCAACTGTGCGCATCACTCCCGGGGCGATCATCCCGGTGGCCCGCAATGGTGGCCCACAAGGCGAAGCATTGCGTCCGTTGCCTCGTGCCGGGGACTTCAACGTCAGCCAGATCGTGATCAACGACCTGCGCATGAACATCAAGCGCACGCTGTTGGATGAGTCGCTGCCTCCGGACAACATGAGCGCACGCTCTGCGACCGAGGTGGTGGAGCGCATGAAGGAACTGGCTCAGAACCTGGGCAGTGCCTTTGGCCGACTGATCAACGAGACGATGATCCCGCTGGTCAGCAAGATCCTGGAGGTGATGGATCAGGCCGGCATCATTGACATGCCTTTGCGTGTCAATGGTCTTGAGGTGAAGGTGGCTCCCGTGTCTCCGCTTGCGATGGCGCAGAACATGGACGAGATCAACAACATCATGCAGTTCATGCAGATCGCCCAGGCTCTCGGTCCTGAAGGCCAGATGGCCATCAAGGCTGGTGCCGCGGTGGACTACATCGCTGACAAACTGGGTGTTCCTGCGGTGGTGCGTGCTGGTCCCGAGGAACGTGCGGCCATGATGCAGCAGATGCAGCAGATGGCTATGCAGGCCCAGGCAGCGCAGGCTCCTGAAGGCGCTGCGCCAGCAGAGGCTATGGCATGAGCGGGTGGGCTGACCTGGAACCTCAGCCGCAGGTTGTCAATGAGACGCCTGCGATGAACATTGACCTTCTGATGGCGAGGACGTTCTCGACAGAGGAAGGTAAGAAGGTGCTGGCATGGATGCGCGAGAGGTATCTTGAGCAGCCATGCTGGCAACCCGGTGCGGATCCGTCACTAGGCCAGTGGCGTGAAGGACAGAACGCTGTCATCCGCGATATTGAAGGCCGAATCAGGAAAGCGAAACAATCCAAATGAGTGATGCCGAAGCAAATGACAACTCCGGCCTGCTGGACTCGGTGACCGCCGAGCCTGAGCAGACAACCGAGAGCCAAGAGCAGGCGACCATCAGTCACGTTCAGCCGGATCCCGCGGCAGAAGATGACGGTCCCCTGGAGCGACCGGACTTCTGGCCCGAGAAGTTCTGGAAGAAGGACGCCAACGAGCCTGATCTGGAAGGGATCAGCAAGTCCTATCTTGAACTGGAAAAGCAGTTCCGTGCTGGCAAACACAAAGCACCCGAGGGTGGCAAGTACCAACTGGTCGATGGGATGCGTGAGGATGATCCTGTCACCCAGGCCTACATGGGCTGGGCCAGCAAGTACGGAATCAGCCAGCAGGCATTCGAGGATCTTGCTGGGCAGATCGTCGGCATGAGTGCGACCCAGGCCGAGGAAGTGCAGCGCAGCGTCCAGCGTGAGCGTGAGGCACTCGGACCCAATGCTGAAGCCATCATCAGCAACATGGCCACCTGGGGCAAAGGGATGGTCAACAAAGGCATCTGGAGCAAGGATGACTTTGAGGAGTTCAAGGTCTGGGGTGGCACTGCCAACGGCATCAAGGCTCTGATGAAGCTGCGTGAGACCTATGAGGGTCGAGTGCCGGTTCAGTCTGCGCCTGTCGAGAGCAGCATGAGCGACGAGGAACTGCACCAGATGATTGCGAGTCCTGAGTACAATTCCAACCCAGCTTATCGGGCAAAATTTGAAAGATTGTGGGAAAAGCGTTATGGTTCGATTGTCTCCTCCTGAGTCCGTTGCAAAGAGCTGAGTTGGGTTACTCAGTTTGGACTCTTAGACCCGTCCTGAGTGGCGGGTCTTTTTTTGTCTGCTTGCAGGTGTTGACAATTTGCGTCACATATGTTCTAGAATTGTCAACACGGACAACCGTAAGGCCCGTATCCCCTCGGGCGCGGAGAGCGCAGCGCAAGTCAAGGCCTGACGCAAGTCAGAAAACCAGCGACGAGATCCTTCATTCACATCGGAGAGTCACATGGCAATCAGCATCTCGAATGCTTTTGTGACCCTGTTCGATGCGGAGGTGAAGCAGGCGTATCAAGCCGATGCAGTCCTGCGCAACACCGTCCGTCTTCGTACCGGGGTTACGGCAAGCACCCACAAGTTCCCGAAGATCGGTTCGGGCGTCGCCACGGTTCGCATCCCGCAGACCGATGTCACGCCGCTGAATGTGTCCTACAGCCAAGCCACGGTTACGCTGTCTGACTACATCGCTGCCGAGTACTCGGACATCTTCAACCAAGCCAAGGTCAACTTCGACGAGCGTGCGGAGTTGGTGCAGGTTGTTGGCAAGGCTATTGGCCGTCGCGCTGACCAGTTGGTCATCGACGCCATCGCTGCTTCCAGCACCTCGCTGACCGTCAGCAATGACATCGGCGGCACCGACACGAACCTGAACGTGGCGAAGCTGCGCGAGGCCAAGAAGCTGTTGGACGCCGGCAACGTGCCGATGGGCGACCGCTACATGCTGGTTCACGCTGCCAACCTGATGGCTCTGCTGTCTGAGACCTCTGTTACCAGCACTGACTTCAACACGGTCAAGGCTCTGGTGCAGGGTGAACTGGACACGTTCTTGGGCTTCAAGTTCATCACCATTGGCGACCGCTCTGAAGGTGGCCTGACGGGTGGTGGCTCTGGCCAGGATCGCAAGGTCTGGGCTTGGCACAAGACTGCAGTCGGCATGGCCGAGGGCATGGGCATCCGCTCTGAGATCAACTACATCCCCGAGAAGACCTCTTGGCTGGTGTCGTCGATGCTCTCCGCTGGTGCTGTTGCCATCGACGCTGGCGGCATCGTTGAAATCACCTGCCGCGAGTAAGGAGGTACATCATGGCTTTCTCGGCAACCGGCTTTGCGACGATTGGTGCGTCGAAGAAGGGTAACGCTCCTAGCGTGTACTCTTACTCGACGACTGACACCATCGCTACCGTCAACACCGAAGGTTACTTCAACTCGCTGGCGAACACGCTGGCAGTTGGTGATCTGATCTACTGCCTGACCAGCACGGGTTCCACCGCAGTTGCGACTCTGGTGTATGTGCTGTCTAATTCGGGTGGTGTGGTGGACGTCAACGATGGAACCACGTTGGCAAACACTGACTCGGACTGACGCAAGTCAATAGTCTGACGGGGCCAGCACTCGCAAGGGTCTGGCCCCTTTTCCCATAGAGGCTTGAATGGCTGCAGGCGACACCTCACTGAGCATCTGTTCCGATGCCTTGCTGATGCTGGGCGCTCGGCCCATCTCCTCGTTCAACGAGGGTACTGACGAGTCCAACATCTGCGACCGTCTGTATCCCAACATCAAAGACAGCACGCTGCAGGCCTATCCCTGGTCATTCAGCATGAAGAAGGTGCAGCTTGCCCGCACCATCAACACGCCTGTCAATGAGTGGAAGTACGAGTACGTCCTGCCAAGCGACCGTATCGGTCCCATCCGTCGCGTGTTCAACAGCACAGCAGTCGGTGCTGGCACGCATACCGAGTGGGAAGTGCAGGGCGACAAGCTGCTGACCAACCAAGAGACGGTGGTGGTGGACTACCAGTTCTCGCCGCTTGAGTCTGCATGGCCCGCGTACTTTGTGCAACTGATGAAGTACATGATGGCGTGGCACCTTGCTGGCCCGATCACTGAGCAGGACACCAAGGCTCAGTACTGGCAGGCAGTGGCTACGGGTTCTCCTGGTGAGAATGGCCGCGGTGGCTACATGCGCACGGCGATGAACATTGATGGCCAGGGCAACACGACGCCCAGCTTTGAGGACTTCACTCTCACCGCCGTGAGGTTCTGATGCGGATCGTCACGATTCAGACCAACTTCAGCAGCGGTGAGATTGACCCGCTGTTGAAGGCGCGTGTCGATCTGAGTCAGTATCAGAACGCTGCTGAGACGCTGACCAATGTGCTGGTGCAGCCGCAAGGTGGCGTGAAGCGTCGGCCTGGACTGAAGCATCTGTACGAGTTGCCGAGTGGTGCCGCACCGGAAGACGGCACGCGGATGGTTCCGTTTGAGTTCAGCGTCACTGACAGTTACATGCTGGTGTTCACCACTGGTCGCATGTACGTCTTCAAGGACGGAGCGCTGATCACCAACATCAATGGCAGTGGCAACCCTTACTTGGCCATTGCTGCCATCACGGCATCCATCCTGTCCACGATGACAT